CTCCTATCGGCGTGTTATCTCTTAATATCAACTTCAAATCCCAATCTGCCGCAATAGCCTCGTAGTCCTCGTAACTTATATAGTCTTCCCAATCAGTCGCGGCATAGCCTATCTTTAAGGCTATAGCGCGATCATTAGGTCTTGATGATGTATAGCACGCCATAGTTCTTTGGCTTTGTTTCCGTGCCGGTGCGCGGGACTCCGTTTGTGCCGTCGTTAGATGGCGCAGTAACTGTCAGGCCGGTAACTTTTGATCCTGTATTAAAAACAGAAATGCCTGCGTTATTATACGGCGCGCTAACACCGCCCGACCCTAAACCACCAGTATCAAAAGGAATTGTATGGTTATGCCCAGGATCAGTAACAGAATGATAGTGGCCTTGAAAAGCGTCTGCCGAATAAGCACCGACTGACGGGCCAGCCGCACCGCTAGACGATCCAGTCGCATTGGTGCCTGTGCCGCGTAAAAACATACCGCGAAGATCTGGAAGTCTGAAATTGCCCGCGCCCTCGCCGCCTGTATTCCAAGTCGCGCCTATAGCAGCGTAAAGCGCCGCATATGTGGTTTGCGATACCGCTTGGCCTTGACAAGCCAACCAGCCTGTAGGAACGGAAGTCCCTGCAAAAGCCATAATAGCGCCAGCGGGGCCAGCCGCATCAACATATTGTTTAGTCGCGGCTTGAAGGGCTGTCGTTGGATCTGACGGGAGCACAACAGGAACGGTAGATGTTGCAGCCGTGCTATTAACCGTCAAACGAGTGGCGGTATTGGTTTTGACTGTAAAGTTACGATCATCACTTACAGCAAAGATTGAATCCGTTGAATCCGCCGACATGACCGTGCGCGCTGTGCCGCCGGACGATGAGATTTGAATAGCGCCGCCTGCTAGATCAAGAGCATTTGCTGGCGAAGCCGTGCCAATACCAACTTGCCCCGCCGTATCAACAACGAATGGCGATGCGTCAGGATCCGCGCTGTCTTGAACTCTGATCGCTGCGCCTGCACCCGTCTGCGTAACGAGAAGCGCGGGGCCGGAGGTATTAGCCGAGATGGTGACGTTACTGGAAAAGACCGGCGACAGGGCCGTCGATGGCGCGGCGATGTTATCAACCGTCCAGATCTCAGTGCCATTAGCGTCAGTAAGTTTGAACTTATAGTTAGCTGACGACAGCCAGATATTCGCTTCGCCGCGCGCGTCCAACACAATCGGGTTGCTATTAGCCGTCGCTGCGGTCGAATCCGTATAGGTCGCTTGCGGCGTGGTCGTGCCAGCTTCGTATGTATAGAGAAAACCGCCTGCAAGCGGAACGCCTGCGGCGTCAATAAACTGAGCTTTAGCGGTGGGCGTTACGACAGCCATTTATACACCTACAGAACTTGTTACGGTCAAACTGACCGAAGGGATGGCGGGGACAGGACTAGATGCGGCAACTGCGGACAATCTAACACCTGTGTTGTCTGTTGACCACATAATCTCAAAGTAATCGCCTGCGGTGAGGGTTATCACGAAATTTTGCGCAGCGACAGCGGCAGCCGTAGAACTTGCCGCGACTAGGATTTTAGCGGCTGAAGTAGAAGTAGTGCCATTAACGCGAAGCCAAGTATAGATATTTTGCGCCGTAACGGCGGTATTGCTAAGTTGCGCTGTGAACTGAATGTTATATGTAGCTGTATTATCTACAAAAATTTGCGATGTCGTTGTGCCAACATAGACGCCATAGTTAGACCCCGTAGTGTTAAACGTCATACCGTAGCCGGTATTAATAGCCGCCGCCGTCTGCGTTACAGTGCTATAAAAAGATCCGTATCGTCGTCCGGCTTCGAGCGCTTGATAGGTATTAAAAAACCAACGATACCACGGGCGGTTAACGAAACCCGTAACGTCATCGTTCATCTTGACGCGAGCTGCGGGGATCTGTGTGTTGTTATCGACCAGATTAGGCATTGGTCGGACTCACATGCAGTTCAGCGCCCATGATAGCGATCTGAACAGGATCCGTGCCTGATATCTCGTAGACTCTATCGCGGAGTTTCATCGTCATGCCAAGCCGCCGCCAGATCGTGCGGTAGCCAGTCTGACCGATCTGGCCCATAGACTTCCAGTGCTCGTTAGACCAAGTGTGTCCGCCATCGTCAGACCAGCGCAGCATAACCTGTGGATCCGCACCAATTGTAATCGTGTATTGAGCGTAGTCGCGGATCTTTAAAGCAGACCCAGCGCGGTCAAGAATATAATTCCCAGCGCGATCATAAATGTAAATAATAGCATTGACTTCCGCCTGACTGTATCCTGAGATACCAACACCGGCTTGACAATCTAATTGAAGGCTATGCTGCGTCGAGCGGTTCAAATCGTTTTGGCCCGTAGGCAGAGCGCGCCATGAGCGTAACCATTTCTGTGTCGTGCCAGCTTCTGAATAGACTGTTGGGTCGTAAGCAAAGATCTCGCCCGTGCGGTAGTCGCCTATGATGATCTCATTGTTAAAGTTCATCTGACAATTACCGCGTGTGCGGGTAAAGTCGTTATTTTCCCAGCCAGCGCGCTCATGCCATGCGCCCGTCGCCACGTCATAAACCCATGTTGTGTTAGCGTTGGGGAAGTTCAGGACATAGAAGCTATGGCCGTCTTGTTGATAAGTGTAGCCCACAGCGTCGGATAGCGTTGAATATTGCTGGATCTGCCATTCAACCGCATGAGTCGAAACGCGCTCGCCTGAGTAGCCTTTAGAGCGATAGACAATACCATTACCGCGCGCGTCAGCGCCAAGCCAAAACAAACCGTTGTCGAGCTTGGCGACTGAGTAAGCAGCAAGACAACCAATTTCATTAAACGCGCCTTGAATACGCGCTAACGGAAAATCGGGTAAACCGGCGTCATACCAGACTTCGACTGAGTTGGTGCCAAATAGCCAGACTTCGCGGTGATCTACGATCAGCGTAACAAGATTGTCGGGAGAGCCTTCAGCGCTGGCAAAATAAAGCGGATCAATGGTCGTGCCAGTAGAATCCATAACCCAGAAGATTTGACTATTGGGCTGGTTAAATACAAACCAACCGTCAAGAAATCCGCAACCGACAGCCCCCGCAAAAGGCGACGTAAGTTGGGTCAGAAAAGGACTAAATGTCAGCGTAACGCCTGTATTGGTTGCGGTTGCAGCCGCTGATAAAACAAACGTGGTGGCGTTGGTAACACTGGCGACTGTCGCGCCTGTAGGTATGCCGGTGCCTGACACAGGCTGACCAGGGTAAAGATATGTTGTATCACCGCCCGATACAGTTGTGCTTGTGTTTGTTGTATTAAACGCAATCTCTTTATACGTGCTATTATAAATATAGCCATAGTTACCGGCAGCGATGAACATCTGCCGTCCGTTATCAGTCATATTGACTTGAGTAGTGCCGTCAACAGTTCCTAATTCTGTGTAGTTATAGTCAGAATCAATACGATATAATTTTTGCGCGGATACAACATACCCATACGTTGTTGTCGCTGACTCGCCAGGGGCCGGATCTATCGTATCACTCGTAAACGTCCAAAGCCCGCGGATCGGCCCTGCACCTAATGTCTGTAGATACCGCAGTCCTGGCGCGCGTTGTAGCCATGCAGGCTGTTTACCGCCCTCCGGCACAACTTCAGGAAACAGGTTAACCATGCGGTTGTCAGCCGCATTTGGACTGCGGGTGACATAACTAGAGCCAAGGATAGGCGTTGCGACCATCAGTAGTTGCCCGCGTAGATATTATAGCGCTGACGTGTGCCGACGATGCTGTAAGGCAGCGCCATGATGTCGTCAGGGTTATTGATGCGCTTCAGATTGCGCTTGCTATACATAGCGATCCGGCTGACCGTCGGCGAAGGCTCAACGCCAAACTCAGGGGCCAACTCGCAAGCCAAATTGTAGCGGAACGCCCGTAGATACCCAGGCGGGAAAAGGATCGCCGTTGCCAGATTAGCAGGCTGCGATAGCTTTTCGACGGAAATAAAATGCCATTCTAACAGTCTTAAAGGGACTGGATAGATGACCATATCAATGTTTGGATAGGTCATATTGGTGAATATGACCTGTGGGTAAGTAGACGTTACGGTCTTGACCGCAATGCCGTTATATTGTTGCTGATTGATAAATTTAATGCCGTAAGACACATTGGTCTGCGGATCGCGGAAGTAGGTAGAATCATCCAGCAATACAGGGCGCTCGCCCACGAAGTCGCCAGTCGGGCCTAGCGTGCGGTTACGCTCGCCTGCGGGCCAATTGAATACTTGATCTTGAGTTGAGAACACCGACAATCGTTCGGTATTCCAACTGTCAATCATTTGATTCAGAGCAAATAGCGCGTCATTCGCTGTCTCGGACGAGGGCGTTTCGCCTTCGGCTAACACTCCGAGGAGCCTCAACGCCCCCACTATCTGATCGTAGCAACTGTATGTCGTCATTTGGGTCGAACCTCTCCCAGCCGTTCTCAATATCGGCTTCGGCCTCTAGGTCGAGACACGCCACTTTAACCCCATGTTCAGGGTGTTTCAAATAAATAACAGCCATTGGTTACTTTCTAAAGAAATACAGCGGCCCGTAGGCCGCTATATATTAAGCTACCGAAAATTCCAGATTATAAACAGGGAATGTAACGGTGTTAGCAAGCGTTCCAGAAACCGTAGCGCGGATACGCAAACGATCACCATCAGCAACAACCAGATTGGCTGCGGTGCCGTTGAGTGTCAGTGTGCGCTTGCCATTA